CCGTGATATTCACTGATGCTCCGAACGAATGTTGTGCAGTGCGGCGAGGAACTCAATAATTGGTTCCACAGCAACCGCCTGCGGGGATTCAGGCGGCGGCTGGTTGTTCACGCGGGTAAAGCTCAGGCGCCAGCTCGTGCCGGCTCACTCCCGATGCGTTTTCCACCGCGAGCACACGATGCGGGGGGACGCGCCCCGTCGCACACATCTTTTGAACAGCCTGAGGGGTGCAGCCAAGCTTCCGCGCAAGAGCGGATTGGCCGCCGACAACAGCGCATGCGCGCTCGATCGGTGACGTTTCCGTGTTTTCGGAGGTTTCCATGACGGTGAGCGTTCCGGTTGTTGATCTACAACCGGAAGTTACACCTTACAACCGAGAAGATCAACCATTTTTTGCAGTGCCATTTACAACCGGTTTTTGTACTATCCGGGGCATGAGCGAAACTGCATCCATCGGCACGCGTATCAAAGAGCAGCGGGTACGGGTGGGAATGAACCAATCCGAGCTCGGGCGGGCGCTCGGCATCAGCCCACAGGCGGTACAAAAGTGGGAAGACGGGAAGTCGTCGCCCAGGAACAATAAGCTTCCCGAGCTTGCGGCGGCGCTTAGCACATCTGTGCGCGAATTGATTCGTGGAACAGCACTGGAAGGAATTGCCGACTCCAGTAGTAACAAAGATGCAGCAGAAGGTAGAGTTTTCCCCCAAAGGAGCGCTAGGAAAAGCGCACCAACGGATCGATCCGGCCTTGTGCCTCTCATCTCTTGGGAGCAAGCAGCCGAATGGGGGCAAAAATTGACTACCGAAAATGTTGAGGCAGAAGACTGGCTTCGCTGCCCGTTTGACCACGGGAAAGAAGCTTTCGTCGCGGAAGTGACCGGCGAAAGCAATTACGAGCCTACGGGCCGAAAATCATACGCTCCCGGCGAACTCGTCTACGTGGACCCCAATAAGGAACCTGGCAACCGGAGCATGGTCGTCGTCCGCGTCGACCGCGAGGAGCGCGCGACTCTAAAGCAACTGCTGATGGATGAAGGAGGCACCCGGCTTCTTCGGACACTGAACCCTAACTGGCCTACCCATAAGGCAGCCCCACTGCCGGAAAACGCCAGAATCATCGGGGTCGTGCTTGGAAAGTGGGTTCCAGAATGAAAAGAATTCTCATGCCGAATCTGAACTGACATAGGGGTAACCCTTGCATCCCGCCGCGTGCGGGATTTTTTTCGCCCTCGACTACAACTTTCGCTTGCAATGCTAAGTTGTAGGTTGTAATCTGTAGTTGTAGACAGACACAACCGAACGAGGTGACCAGATGCAAACCCACAGCTACGTAAATCTGCGGCACGGCGTGCTTCACAGCTCCGATTACCGGTGCGCGAGCGGCCACCTCGTGCACTGCTACTTCACCACGATTTTCTACGACGATATTTGCTGGGGCTGACCATGAGCGCACTCCACTACTGCGGCAAGCAGGCCCTCGCGATGGGCGAATACGTCGCTGATCGCGCCAAGGCGAAGATCGACAAGGCGATGGACGATGCCGAGTCACGCGACGAAATGATCGCAGCGCGGGCTCAGGAACTGATCAACGAGCGCAAGGCTGTCATGGCGCCTATCGACATCGTGGCGGGCATGCAGAGCGTGATGGAAGTCGCGGCAGAAAAGATCCGTCCGCATCTGCTTTCCAACCGTATCGACTACGTTGGGGCGATGGTCTTCGCGCTGATCAATCTCTACATCGAGCAGGACAGCGAGGTCATGGCGAACGACTGGATGGATCGGATCGACGCTGAAGTGGCCAAGTGGGGTGTGCAATGAGCGAGATCAAGCACACGCCGGGTCCGTGGAAGGCTTACATCCACGACTACCCGCTCGCAGATACGGGCGACTGGTGCACTTCCTTCCTAGTCCTTGATGCGCAAGGCGACACGATTGCCACTTGTGATTACACCAAGGATGAGGATGACGAGACGGTCGCCAACCTAAATCTACTGGCCTCGGCCACTGAGTTGCTCGAAGCGCTGCAAATGGCAGAGAAAAAGCTGCTTGAACTGGAGCACAGAGTCGGTGGGGGCGACGACGAGATTAGCGTCGAGGTCGAAATCTTGACGGCCCGCGCCGCAATCGCCAAAGCCACAGGGAGCCAATCATGAGCGAGATCAAACACGGTGGCCCGGCATTCCCGGTCGAGTGCGATTGGGTCGACGGAGAGCCGCGCGGGAGACAGACCGCAAACCATGCGGGCTGGCACGAAGGCATGACGCTGCGCGACTACTTCGCGGCGAAGGCGATGCAGGGGTTCATAACCGGCGTGGATGATTTCGACGAAGACGCATTGGCAGCCGCGTCGTACCGCCTCGCCGACGCCATGCTCCGCGCGCGAGGTGCCGCATGAGCGCCCTAACCCTCCTCGTCCTGTGGACGTTCATCGCCTGGTGCTTCTGCCGCGTGGTGAGATTCGCGTGAGCGCGCCGACGATGCTTGCCGAAGCGCTTCGGCTGATTCGTGTCTATCACGACATGAACCAAACGGAATTGAGCCGGGAAATCGGAATGAGCACCGCGACTATCTCGATGCTTGAGAAAGGAACTCGCGAGCCAAGTCTCGAAACCCTTCAAAAGTATGCGCAAGCATTCAAGGTACCGGTGTCGTCGATCTTGTTCTTCAGCGAAGAACTGTCGGGCGAAGGCATCACAAAGCCGATTCGGAAAACTATCGCGAAAAAAATCGTCGCAATTTTGGCCTGGATTGCAGAGCGTTCGGAGGAATCGTGAAGATCACCGAACGCGATCTGCGCCTCGCAGACCTCTCTCTCGCTTTCTCCGCTGGCGTGTGCGCGGCTGCTGTCTGCGCGCTCGTCATCGCGACTTTCTATCTGAGGCTGACATGCTGAAAGACCGAATCCTAGACCTGAAGTACGAAATGCTCTGCGAGCGCACCAAGCGCCGTCAGGAGGCTGCAAAGGCTGCTCTGGTTCGTCGCGGCGTGGTGCCGAGGGTTCGCATCGGTGCTCTGTTCGTGCCCGGCTACATCGCGAAGCACTTTCATCATTGCCCGACTGTTGGGGGTGTGCGGTGAACACGTCCACCATTCGCGCACTTGCTGACGCGCATGAAAAGGCTTGTGATCGGCTCGGCATCCTGCTCGACGAAGCCAAATTCCTGAAGCTCTCAGGGCATCAGGAAGGCGTGACACTTCACGTAAGCATCGGCGGCAAGTCGCGTCTGTTGAGCGTCGCTGCTGTGACTCGCGAAAGTGGATATTCGTCTGTCCAAGTGCGCGGCATGGAAATGATCATGCTCGGCGTGAAGAAATGGTACGCGGACGCTATTGATCGCGAGCGGGCCAACGTCAAGAAAATCGAAGCGCAGATGCGCGAGGCCACGCAATGAAACGCCTCTCCGCCCTAAGCAACCGCCACCCGCTGCTCTCGATCCTCGCGGGCTTCGTGGCGCTGATTCTTCTCACGCTGCTCGTCGTGCCGGCTGATCCGGTTGAGGTCGATGCAGCGATTCAACATAGGAGCAACACGTGATCGAAGACAAGATGTTCTGGCTGGTGTGGTGCCCTACGGGTGCCAAGTCTCCATCTCATCGTCACGAGACAGAACAATCAGCAATTGATGAAGCTGAGCGTCTTGCACGTTGTGCGCCGAACGCGAAGTTCTATGTCCTGAAAGCCACCAATGTGCGTTTCATCGATGCGATGCAACGAGTAATCCTGCTCGACCACAACGAAATTCACGAAATTCCGTTCTAACCACCCTGTCGCCCGGCCGAGTCTCGGGCATGGAGATCCAAATGAATGACCTCGTCGACCTGTCGCCCAAAAGTCTTGATGAAGCCCTGAAGCTGGCTGACATGCTGGCTGATTCCAGCATCGTGCCGAAGGATTTTATCGGCAAGCCGGGTAACGTTCTCGTCGCCATCCAGTGGGGCATGGAACTCGGCCTCAAGCCGATGCAGGCCATGCAGAACATCGCCGTGATCAACGGTCGCCCGTCGCTGTGGGGTGACGCTGTGCTGGCGCTGGTGCTCGCCTCGCCGCTCTGCGAATACATCGACGAGTGGGAAGAAAACGGCACTGCGTTCTGCAAGGTCAAGCGCCGCGGCAAGCCGGAAGACATCCAGCGCTTTGGCGACGCAGAGGCGCAGAAAGCCGGGCTCGCTGGCAAGCAAGGACCGTGGACCCAATACCCGCAGCGTATGAAGAAGATGCGCGCGCGCTCGTTCGCGATCCGCGACAACTTCGCCGACGTGCTGAAGGGTATCCAGATTGCCGAAGAAATCAGCGATTACCCGTCCGAGAAAGACATCACGCCGTCACGCCACGTGTCCGGTGCCGAGATCGCGGCGGCCGCGCTGCCGAAGCCTGCCGAGCGCGACGATCGTCTGCTGAGCATGATCGCCGACCTCGAACTGGTAGCCAAGGAAGGTGGCTCCGAGCCTCTGGCTGACGCGTGGGGCCGGCTGTCGAAGGAAGACCGCAAGGCAATCGGCCAGGACGAACTGAAGCGCCTGAAGACGCTTACCGGCGAATCCGAAGGTGCTGAAAATGAGTGATGCCATCGAGCAAGGGACGGACGCATGGCGTCTCGCGCGCGCCGGAAAGATCACGGCGTCGCGTTTCTGCGATGCCATCGCCATGACCGACGTGCAGCCCGGCGAAGTGTTCAAGTCAGGCCCGCGTAAAGGTCAGCCGAAACTTCCTATTTCGACTGCGGCGCGCAACAAATACATGCGTGAAGTCGTGTTCGAACGCTTGTCTATGGCGCCGACGCATGAAGTGGGCGGCTATGCCACGCGCTGGGGTTCAGACGTTGAATCATTCGGAAAGGATGCCTTCGAACTCGAAACGGGCTTGATCGTAATGCCGGGCTACTTCGTGACGCATCCGACCTACCAGTTCATCGGAGCATCGCCTGACGGCCTTATTGGCACGCAGGGCGGCTAC